CCAGATCTTGAAGCAAGCTGTTGAAGCCAAGACTCGTAAGTTGCAAGCACGTTGGACTTTTGAATCTGCTCAAGACGCACAAGCCATGCATGGTATCGACGTTGAAGCCGAAATCATGGCAGCATTGGCTCAAGAAATTACAGCTGAAATTGACCAGGAGATTCTCCTGTCCCTACGCAGCTTGGCTTCTACTGAGTTCACATACAACCAAGCTACCGTTTCTGGTACTGCTACATTCGTTGGTGACGAACACGCCGCTTTGGCAGTGTTGATCAACCGTGTTGCTAACTTGATCGCCCAACGTACACGTCGTGGCGCAGGTAACTACGCTGTTGTTTCTAGCGCTGCATTGACAGTGTTGCAATCTGCAACTACTTCTGCATTTGCTCGTACTACAGAAGGTACATTTGAAGCTCCTACCAACACCAAGTTTGTTGGTACATTGAACGGCGCTATGCGTGTGTTCGTTGACTCTTATGCTAGCGACACAACACCTGTGTTGGTTGGTTACAAGGGTTCTTCAGAAGCTGACGCTCCTGCATTCTACTGCCCATACATTCCATTGATGAGCAGTGGTGTTGTTCTTGACCCAACAACATTCGAACCAGTCGTGAGCTTCATGACTCGTTACGGATACATCGAACTTACCAACACTGCAAGCAGCTTTGGTAACGCAGGTGACTACGTTGGCGAAATTGCTGTTAGCAACTTGTCTTTCAGCTAATCCATTCCCAGGATGGAAAATCAAAAACCTGCTTCGGCAGGTTTTTTGTTGAGTATAAGAATGCCCCAACATCCAGGCAGGTCAATCCAGGAGGAGTCGGGGCAGATAATATAAAGTTTAACGACCTTGCTTTTATACAGTAATATAAAATGATATTTATTGTTCTTGTATTATAACACTCACACCTTAAACCACGAGAGGAATTGGGTAACTTTCTTGTTCACGCTATCCCAATCTCCCATTGCAGGTTGTCTAAATATGCGCATGGTGCTGTACCAAGGGTTGTCTTCACGCTTAACGCCCCAGCGCCAATCGGTTGCGAACCAATTTAACATGAGCCAAGTTGGGCGTCCCAAGCTAGCAGCCAAATGAGCTACCGCAGTGTCTACACTAACAACCACATCCATGTGCATCATTTGAGCAGCAGTATCTGCCCACATGTTTGGGTTAGGCGGCAAGCAATGTACTCCTAGTTCTTTGAGTGTGGCCTCCTCTTCTGTTGTGCAATCTGCTTGCAAGTTGATCCATTCGTACTGTGAGTTAGCTTTGATTAAGTCTACAATCTTTGCAAATGGCATGCCTTTGTGGTTGTTGAGCCAGTTATCTCTGCGGCCACTCCAGCTAAAGCCCACACGCATTTTTTTCTTTGGACCAAAGTAGTCAAGCCACTGTTTTTGCAATCTAGTATCTGCGTTCAAATAGTTAACCGGCCGCGGCAAGTTTTCTAAAGTAACACCAAGGATACCAGGAATACTCATTATAGGAGTCCAGTAATCAAAGTCATCCACCGAGTAATCGTATCCGCTAACACGTTTGATAATAGAACTAGAGCCCAACAGAGGCACAAGCCCATCAGTGACCTGCAGAATGATTTCTGCGCCCATAACATGCAGGTTGTACAAGAAGCGCACAAATTGGATGTTATCACCGTGTCCTTGTTCGCCTACTACAAGGATAGTTTTGCCTTTTAGATCTTCGCCGCGCCAACGTGGCTTCTGGAATGGAGGCATAGTACCAGATAAGTGTTCATAGTTCCAGCGCCATTCGTATTGTGGCCAACCACGGTCATAATCTCCTGCTAGCAAATAAGCAATTGACAAATTAAATTGTGCAGTGACGTTGGTAGGATCAAGTTGGATAGCCCTTTGTAAGAACGGAATAGCACCTTGTGGCTCACCTACTTCACGCAGTACGTTGCCGTAGTTGTTGAATGCCGCGGCGTAGTTACGGTCTTGCGCAAATGCTTGTGCATAACAAGATAAAGCGTTTTCGGGTTGATTGCTGGATCGATATTGATTACCAGTTTCGATTAGTTCGTGGGGATTCATACGGATATTTAATGCTGCCAGTGGCGGTATTTGCTATTTTCTATAAATACACTGTTCGCAATTCGGCGACTTATGCAGACCATCTGCGTAGCGGCTAGAACCCGCATTGGGCTTCTACAAGGAGAAATCAAATGGCAAGACCCCTAAAAATACAAAAATACGGCACCAATCAAGGTTCCGGCGCACCTGGCGCAGCAGTTGGCATTGATGTCGGCTTCCCTAACTTTGGTAGCTTAACAGATCCAGTTTATAACAGTGCTAGCACATTGAGCGCTAGCGATTATCTAGGCGTTGTTGGTGGTTTGAGTACCACAGCAACTACGGCAACAAACCCTATTATTCTTCCACAAGTTAACATTGAGTTAGCTGATGGCAGCTCTACAGGTGCTGGCAACGGTCGCATCATCCGCCAAAAAGGCTCACACAAGTTCTTGGTAGCTTATGTTGCTAGTACCACAGCCGATGAGAGTTTTATTGTTGGCCAAGCCTACAGTGTTGCTAGCGTGGGCACAACAGATTGGGCCGCAGTTGGCGCAGGAACAAATGTAACTGTTGGTGACATTTTCACTGCCACAGCCGTTGGTTCAGGTTCGGGCACAGCATATCCAGTTGGGCAATGTGTGTTACAAAACACCGGCACGCCTGACGCTGGTTACATGAGTATTGAGTTCTCAGTTGGTGACAGTTCTGCTGTATATGCTAGTTATATCACCAACAAGTGGATCCGTGACTGGAACGGAATGACTTATGGCAACTACAGTGACAGCAATGCTGGTACAAACATCCAGAGTGGCGAAAACTTCTATCCTGTTAACTTCTTCACAGACGAAGGCACAGTTACATGGTCTGGTGCTGAAATCATTGGTGGTGCTGACGCTCAAAACGGCAGTCTACAATTGGCACAGGTTGTTAAAGCTACATCTTAATTTGGCGTAACCCCAGAATCCTCCTAGATAACTACTGGGAGGATTTTTTATGACTGTAGCATTTGTATTAGGCAATGGCGTTAGTAGACAGCAAGTTGATTTAGACAACATGCGTCATTTGGGCAACATCTACGGCTGTAATGCTCTCTACAGAGATTTTACGCCCACCGTTTTAGTCAGCACAGACAAACCCATCAGTGAGCGTATTCAAACTGAAGGATATGCCAAACACAATAGATTTTACACACGCAGGCCTATACCACATCTAGGAGCACATCCTGTTCCGCAAAAGTATTTTGGTTACAGTTCGGGACCTATCGCTGCTAGCATAGCCTGTTTTGATAACGTTAAAATTGTATATCTTGTGGGTTTTGACATGGGACCAGTAAACAATCGATTCAACAATGTGTACGCCAACACAGAGTTTTACAAAAAAAGCTCAGCAGTGCCCACATATTCAGGCAACTGGGCTAGGCAACTGGTCACAGTCATGCGTGATTATCCCAAAATACCCTTTGTTAGAGTGTTTGGCGACACCACAGCGCACATCAAAGAATTTGATGATGTTGCAAACTACACCACCCTGCCCATGACAGAGTTCTTGAACAGAATAAATAACACAAAGGATCTGTAAATGGCTACTTATAAAATTGTCAACGGCGACTACACCATACAAACGCTGAATTCTGGTGACAGCATTACTCTAACCAGCGCTCTGGGCAATGCACAAGCTGATGTCATAGTCGATGGCAATTTAACTGTTACTGGTAACACCAGTTTAACAGGTAACCTATCAGTGAGCCAAATTTTCTCAGGCAACTCCAACGTTCAGGTGTTGTCGTCTGGACTGGGCGGTAATGTTACTGTGGGAGTGTATGGCACATCAAACGTTGCTGTTTTTGCCAATACTGGTGCATATTTTGGAGGAGTAGCTTCTGCAACTGGTAACATAACAGGTGCCAATATCAACACAGGCGGTATTGTAAGTGCTACTGGTAACGTCAATGGCGGCAACGTCAACACAATTGGTAACGTAACAATCACTAGAGATTCTAGTGTAACTCAACCTACTATTAGATTTTCAGACACAGACACTACAGGCCTGGCCAATACTGTAATCGGAGCAGTAGAATGGTATTCAAACGATGCCACAACTCCGGGTGCCAGAGTAGCTACAGCAATCAGATCTACCTACACTGACGCAGCAGGCAATGCCAAAGTAGAAATTTTAACAGGCACAACCACTACTCCAGCTGTGGTGATGACTATTCTGCCAACAGGGAACGTTGGTGTTGCTAATGCAAACCCAACTACTACTTTTGGTGTGACAGGAACAGGTTATTTTAGCAGTACACTACAAGCAGCTGGTAACATCACTGGCGGCAACTTGATTACAGCAGGTCTTGCCACGGTCACTGGCAACATTGGTGGCGGTAATGTTAATACAGCAGGTCAAGTCAGCGCAACTGGCAACATCACAGGTGGTAATGTCATAACTGGTGGAGGCGTCACTGCTGGCGCTGCTGGCGTTACCGCCACAGGCAATATTCGTGGCGGAAACATTGTCAGTGATGCTCAGATCACTGCTGTGGGCAACATCACCGGCGATAATTTAATCACTCAAGGAGTGGTCACAGCACAAGGCAACATAATTGCCAATAACTTCAGTGCTGGCAACGTTGTCAGCGCAGCAATGATTGCATCAAGCGGTAATGTTAGTGCCACTGGTAACGTTACTGGTGCTAACATAGCCACTGGTGGTTTAGTAAGCGCAACTGGCAACGTCAATGCTGGTGCAGTTTACACATCAGGGCAGCTTGTTGCTGTGGGCAACATTACTACATCGGGTGGCTTCTTTATTGGCGACGGTGGCTTCTTATCAAACGTCACTGCGGTTTCCAACGTTGCTGCTCAACAAATTGCCAATGGCACTACAGTTATGGCCGTGGCCAGCTCAAATGGTAATATTTTTGCTACAATCAATGCTATTGGTAATATCATGGTATTGTATGATGGCGGAGCTAACTTCACTGGTGCAGTTAGTGTAACTGGCAACATTGCAGCAGCCAACGTTAATACCGCAGGGAATGTCAGCGCCACTGGCAATATCAACACTGCTAACTTGTTGGTAACAAACACTGCTAACATTGGCACTCTGCTGACCAACAATATCAACGCCAACGCATTAACATCTGGTACAGTGAGTTCTGACCGTTTGAGCGGAACATATGTTATCGACGTTACTGGTAATGTCAGCGGCACAGCAGCCACAGTAACCAACGCTACTCAGGCCAACATTACATCTGTGGGCACATTGACCAGTTTGGCAGTAACAGGCAACATTACTTCTGGAAATTTGTCAACAACAAGCAATATCAGTGGTGGTAATTTGATATTGAGTGGCGCTATCGTTGACAGTGCGCAACTGGATATTCAAACGTCAGCAGCCAATGCCAACATTGTGTTGACTCCCAACGGCTCTGGTAACGTAAACATCGGGCGCATGAGCGCATCGGGCAATATTACAGCAGCAGCATTTTATGGTCCGTTGGTTGGTGCTGTGACGTCAAGCACAACAATCAGTGCCACTGGTAACATCACTGGCGGCAACCTAAGCGGCACCAGCATTGTGGGCACATTGACCACGGCAGCACAAACCAACATCACATCAGTAGGTACACTGAGTTCTCTGAGTGTTACTGGCAACATTACTGGTGGCAACATCTTGGGCGGAGCCAACGTTAATGCCACTACTCATACAGGTGCTACAGTTAGTGTAACTGGCAACATCACAAGCGGCAACGTCAACACTGGTATATTGAGCCTGAGTGGCAACATTCTAAGTGCAATAAACACCACAGCCAACATTACTACAACTGCCAACATCAGCGGCGGTAATCTAATAGGTACTGTTGCAACAGCAAGCCAGACTAATATTACCGAAGTGGGCACGCTGGGTAGTTTGAGTGTTACTGGCAATGTCACTAGTGGCAATTTGATCACATCTGGAACAACTGGTACCCTGTCAGTCAACAACATTACTCATACTGGCACCAATGCTGTAGGCAACATTGGCAGTGCTTCTAGCTATTTTAACCAAGTGTTTGCTACAGCAACCACAGCGCTGTATGCCGACTTGGCAGAAAAATATGCCGCAGATGCTGAATACACACCAGGCACAGTTGTAAGTTTTGGCGGGGACCATGAAGTAACTCAAAGTACCAGCGATGGCGATCGACGAGTAGCTGGCGTGGTATCTGCTAACCCTAGCTATCTAATGAATGCTGGACTAGATTCTGACCATGTTGCGGTAGTTGCCTTGCAAGGACGAGTACCTTGCATGGTAACAGGAAAAGTACGCAAAGGTGACATGATGGTGTCTGCTGGTAACGGCCGAGCACGAGCAGAATCAGATCCATCGACTGGATCAGTAATTGGCAAAGCTTTAGAAAACTTCGACGGCGACTCTGGAACCATTGAAGTTGTGGTAGGCAGAATCTAACTAAAAATCGCCTGCAGCGACACAGGCAACCCTGTTTTCCACAAAATTGCAGTCTGAATCTTTTGGTAAATACAACCAAAGGATTTGGATTGTAATGTCTCAACAGATAATCAATATTGGCGAAAATGCAAACGACGGTACCGGCGAACCGTTGCGCGATGCGTTTGAAGCGGTAAACAGTAATTTTACTGAAATATACACTGCTGGGCCAGTTGGCAGCAATATTCGAATTGCCAACAACACAATAACAACCACAACCACCAACACCAACATTGTGCTCAAGCCCAATGGAATTGGGGTGATACAAGCCAATGCAAGTATATTGCCCAACATCAGCAATGTGCATGATATTGGTAGCAATAGCTTGAGATTTGACACAATTTATGCTGGCTACTTTGTAGGTAATGGTAGTCTGCTTACTGGCATCTCAGGCGGGTCTGGCAATGGTCAAGCTATTGTAAACGGCACATCCAATGTGTCCATCGGTACCGCTAACGGCAATGTAACCATTGGTATATCAGGTACCGGCAACGTGGTTACTGTGAGTCAGACATCACTTTTTGTAAATGGTGTTATTGCAACACCTAGAACTATTTCTGCCAACATCGCGGTGCAGGCAAACGTATCAGCTATGATGGTGAGCCCATTAACAATCCCTAGTGGATTGCAAATTACTGTACCCGACTCATCTACATTCAATGTGGTACCATAAATATAAGATTAAAGGACTGAATTAAATGGCTATTGAACTCGACGGCACCACTGGCATAAGCGCATCTGGTAATATACGAGGCGCTAATATAACCGCATCGGGTAACGTCACTGCCTCAGGCAACGTTGCTGCTACATATTTTATAGGTAACGGTGCTGCTCTTACTGGTATTGTAGCATCCGGCGGTGCTGCAATCACCAACGGCACATCTAATGTAAGCATTGGAGGCTCAGGCGCTAATGTCACAGTCAGCGTTGACGGTATCGGCAACGTTGCTGTATTCTCCAAAACAGACCTTACAATTTCTGGTAATCTATTGCCCACAGGCAACGTGGCCAAAAACATTGGTAGTCCAACCAATGCGTTCAACGACTTGTATTTGGCCAACAGCACAATTTTCCTTGGCAATGCTTCAATCAGTGCCAATGCAACTTCTGTTATCTTGACCAACGAGTCAGGGCAGACCACAGTACTCACAGGCTCAGGCACAATTACGCCTTATGGCAATTCAAACGTTGTTACGTTACTAGCAGGATTTGGAAGCAATGCCATATCAACCACAGGCAATGTCACAGCAGGTAATGTGAACATCACAGGCGGTAGCCTGAACTGGGCCAATGCTGGTATAGTACAAACCAGTCCCTCAGACCTTTCTATCACTGGCGATGGTCAGGTCAGTGTTCGGGCATTAGACGGCACATACCAATGGACTTTTGACAATGCTGGTAGATTCATAGCACCTGGCAACATCAGCACAACTGGCAACGTTACAGGCGCATACTTTCTTGGTGATGGTAGTCAGCTGACAAACTTGCCAGCAGGCAACTATTCTAACGCCAATGTAGCAGCATACTTGCCCACATACACCGGTAACTTGGCAGCATTGCAAGGCAATGTCACAACCACAGCCAATATTTCAGGTAACTTCTTTGTTGGTAACGGCTCGTTGTTGACTGGTATATCAGGTGGCGGAACACCAACATCGATTGTGAATGGCACATCAAACGTGGTAGCAGCCGCAAGTGGCAACGTCACAGTAGGTGTTGCTGGCACAAGTGTTGCTACATTTGCTGCAACAGGAGAATATGTAACAGGTGTAATCAGTGCATCAGGTAACATTACCAGTGGTGCTAACGTCAGCGGTAATTATATCTTAGGTAACGGCGCTTTCTTGACAGGTGTTGCTTCAAGTTATGGCAATGCAGATGTATCAAATTACCTAGCATCAGGTACAGACACTGCTAACATTGTTACAACTGGCAATGTCACAGGCGGTAACATTACCACAGCCGGGTTGATCAGCGCAACTGCTAGTATCACAGGTGGCAACGTCCTTACAGGTGGATTGATTGTTGCGACTGGTAACATTACTGGTGGTAATTTAATAACCGGCGGCACAGTAAGTGCATCTGGTAACCTTAATGCAATTGGCAACATCACTGGCGGTAACTTGATTGCCGCAGGCTTGAGCCTAAGCGGCAATGTTCTAAGTGCAATAAACACCACTGCCAATATCACAACCACTGCCAATATTAGCGGTGGCAACATCCAGGGAACAACAGGAGATATACTCAATGTTACCAGTACAAACTTAACCGTCACGAACATACTTGCACCGAGTTCTGGCAATATTGTAAACATTGGTGCTGGCGGCAACAACAATCTTGTGGTAAGCAACGTGCTTGTGCAGGTGCAAAACGTTCCTTTGAGCGTAGCCGGCAACGTAACCGGCGGCAACTTAACTGTTGGATCAGGCACTATAACCGGCGGAAATGTTAATGGAGCAGTATTCAATGGCAATGTGGCATTTGGCTCCGGCACAATAGGAGGTTCTGGCAACATCACTGGTGGCAACTTATTGTTTGGTTCTGGGGTGGTCAGTGGAACAGGCAACATCATAGGTGGCAACGTTAACACAGGTATTGTGAGTGCTACAGGCAACATCACAACCACCGCCAACATTGCAGGTGGCAATTTAAGTTTGTCAGGCGCATTTAACCCAGCATCTGTTACTGCTACGGGTAACGTAGCTGGTGGTAATTTGACCACACAAGGTCAAGTATCAGCAACTGGTAACATTACCACTGCTGGATACTTTGTTGGTAACTTTGCTGGCAACATCACAGGTAACTTGGTTGCGCCAGGTTCAAATACTCAAGTACTGTTCAACACCAATGGCAATGCAGACGCAGTTGGCGGCCTAACCTACAACAAAGATTCCAACGTACTTGCAATACTCGGAAACGTCAGTGCGCAAGGTAATGTAATTGCTGGCAACGTAAGCACAGTTGGTAATATCGCTGCTGGTAATATTTCAGTTACCAGCGCAGTTGCAGGTGCAACTGTTAGTGCAAGCGGCAACGTAACCGGTGGCAACATCAACACTGCTGGCGTGATTAGTGCCACTGGTAACATCATTGGTGGCAACTTGAGTGGTACTAGCATTGTTGGTACTTTAACTACTGCTGCACAAACAAACATTACTTCAGTTGGTACACTTGGATCATTGGCAGTAACTGGTAACATCAGTGGTGGTAACTTGAGTGGTACTAGCATTGTTGGTACGCTGACTACTGCTGCTCAAACAAACATTACATCAGTTGGTACCCTTGGTAGTCTAGCAGTCACTGGCAACATTGGTGGTGGCAACTTAAATGCCACAGGTTTGAGCCTGAGTGGTAACGTTGTAAGCGCAATCAACACCACAGCTAACATTACAACTACTGCTAATATCAGCGGTAACTTTATATTAGGTAACGGTAGTCAACTAACTGGCTTACCAGCAACATATGGAAACGCCAACGTTGCTACTTTGCTAGCAGGGTTTGGTTCAAACACAATCAGCACCACTGGTAACATTACTGGTGGGAACATCAATGGCGGCGCCAACGTTAATGCTACATTGGTTAGAGGTGTCACAGTCAGTGCTACAGGCAATGTAATTGGCGGTAACGTAACTACAGCAGGACTAATCTCTGCCACAGGAAACATCACAGGTGGCAACCTAAATGCCACAGGATTGAGTCTGAGTGGTAACGTTGTAAGCGCTCTAAACGTTACCAGCAACATCACAGGCGGTAACGTCAACACAGCCGGGTTGGTCAGTGCCACTGGCAACGTAGTAGCTGCTAACTTTGTAACATCTGGTTCAGCTGGTAACATCAGCGGTGCCAACGTCATCAGCGCAACTACATTCACAGCCACAGCCAACGTCACAGGTGGCAACATCAACACAGGTGGTTTGGTAAGCGCCACTGGTAATGTGATTGGTGGCAACGTTTCGACTGCTGGGTTGATTACCGCAGCCGGCAACATCACCAGTTCAGGCAACATCAGCGCCAACTATTTCATAGGTAACGGTGCGCTGCTCACAGGTATCAGCGGAGGTGGCGGCACACCTACCAGCATCGTCAACGGAACTTCTAACGTTGTAGCAGCAAGTTCGGGCAACGTCACGGTTGGTGTTGCTGGTTCTGGAGTGGCTACATTTGCTGCAAGCGGATTGAATATCACTGGCACAGTCAGTGCAACTGGCAACTTGGTTGCTGGTAACCTAACAGGTACATTTGTCACAGGTACATTGGCCACTGCTAGCCAAACCAATATCACTGCTGTTGGTACACTGGGCAGCTTGAATGTCACTGGCAACGTTGTCGGGGGTAATATTTCAACCGGTGGACTGATCACAGCTACAGGCAACATTGATGGTGCCAATATTACCACTGCTGGTGTTGTTACTGCAACTGGCAACGTTCGCGGCGGTAACATCAACACAGCAGGTGTACTGAGCTCAACCGGCGGAGTCAACACCATTGGCAACATCACTGGCGGAAACATCAACACCTCAGGATTGATTACTGCTACTGGCAATATCAACGGTGGTAACGTCAACACAACCAACTTGAGCTTGAGTGGCAACGTGTTGAGTGCAATCAACACAACTGGTGCTATCACAACCACTGCCAATATTACAGGTGGTAACATCAACACTGCTGGACTTGCGGCATCAGGCAACGTTTCAGCAACTGGAACAGTCACAGGTGCTGCACTCAGTGCCACAGGCAACGTACAGGCCAACTTCTACGTTGGTACAGGACTGAGTTTGGGTGGCAACGTTATTAGCCCGCTGAATGTAACTGGCAACGTCACAGCGCCATTCTTCCTTGGCAATGGTAGCCAGCTCACTGGCGTAGTAGCAACCAGCATTGGAACTCTTCCATCACTGTCAGTAACCGGCAACGTGGATGCAGGTAACGTAAATCTTACAGGCTTGATCAGTGCAACAGGATCTATTACCACAAGCAACGCTGTCAGTGCAGCCTCATTGACCACAACTGGAAACGTAGTAGTTGGTGGCGATCTAGCAGTTAATGGCAACATCAGTTATGTAAATGTTAGCACACTAGCAGTTGAAGACCCAATTATTGAAATGGGTCGCGGTCCCAACAACACACCATTGACAACCAACGATGGTAAAGATCGTGGTATAGATCTTTGGTACTATGCAGGATCAGAAAAACAAGCATTCTTTGGATATGACAATCTCAATGCCAAAATGTTTGCAGCCGCAGATGTGTCAATAGCCAACGAGATTGTTACAGTTAACAGCTATGGCACATTCAAAGTTGGATCTTTGGAAAGTAATGTTATCACTGCTAGTCAGACTATTAGTGCAACTGGAAACATCACTGGTGCTAATCTTATCACAACAGGATATGTACAAGCCACTGGCAACTTGATCAGCAGCGCCAACATCAGCGGCGGCAATGTTATTGCTAGTGCTGCACAATTTAGCGGCAACGTAAGTGCTGCCAATGTCAACGCTACAGGTGTGTACGCTACCAGTGCTAGTGCTACAGGCAACATCGCAGGTGGTAACATCAACACAGGTGGATTGGTCAGTGCAACTGGCAACATCAATGGCGGTAACGTCAATACTAGTGCAGTGATTGCCTCAACTGTTGTGTCAGCAGTGGGCAACATCACAGGTGGCAACATCATAACTGGTGGCGACTTGACTGCAAGTGGCAAAGTTTCTGTAATAGGCAATATCACAGGTGGTAACCTAAATGCCACAGGATTGAGTTTGAGTGGTAATGTGGTCAGTGCGCTGAATGTAACTGGTACAGCTACTAGCGGAAACGTAGATTCTGCAGGCAGAGTCAGCGCAGTTGGCAATGTAACAGGTGGCAACATCAACACTACAGGACTGGTCAGCGCACAAGGTGCTGTGATTGCAGCAGGCAATGTAGATGGCGGAAACATCACTACTTTGGGACAGGTAAGCGCATTTGGCAATATCACTGGCGGTAACTTGTCAGGGGTTAGTATTGTTGGAACACTAACTACCGCAAGTCAAACCAATATTACTGCGGTAGGAACACTGGGCAGTTTAGCAGTCACTGGAAATATTTCAGGCGGCAACGTAAACACTGTTGGCCTAAGCGTAAGTGGTAATGTGCTTGGCGCATTGACTTCTGCAAGCAATGTGACAACTACTGCAAACATTGCAGGTGGTAACATTATCACCACTGGTGCGGTTCAGGCAGCAACAGTTAGCTTGAGTGGTAATATTACCACAGCACTTGGGGTAACCGGTAACGTTACAGCACCTTACTTTATTGGTAATGGTAGTCAATTGACTGGTGTGATTGCCACTGGTGTTGGTAATTTAACTAATCTTGTAGTTACTGCTAATATTTCAACTGGTAATTTGAGTGCATCGGGCATTGTGGAAGTAGTTGGAAATGCTATAGTTGGAAACGTTATTTCCAACGGACTGGTTACTGCTACAGGCAACGTTAACACATCAGCTGGAGTGCAAGCCACAGGAAATATCACTGGTGGCAATATTGCTACAGCCGGGTTAATCACCGCCACAGGCAACGTTAACACATCAGCTGGAGTGCAAGCCACAGGAAATATCACTGGTGGCAATGTTGCCACAGGAATTTTAACTGCTACAGGCAACGTTACTGGCGCTAACATCAATACAGCAGGACTGATTACAGCAACTGGCAATATCACTGGCGGCAATGTTGCCACAGGAATTTTGACTGCTACAGGTAACATTACTGGTAGCAATGTTAACACAAGTGGTATCATCAGTGCCACAGGCAACGTTAACGGCGGTAACATCAACACTGGTGGTAGGATTAGTGCAACAGGTAATATCACAACTGTTGGTAATATTGCAGCAGGAAATGCTTCACTAAGTGGCGGTTTTTACTCAGCTGGTGAAATATTTGGCAATGCTAACATAGTTGCAGTTGGATATGTTAACACAACTAATTTGAGTGCTACCGGCAACGTGGTAGTCAATGGCACACTAGATGTCACTGGCAACACTACAGTAACGGCTGATTTTACATCTGGTAATTTGGTATCATTGGGCTATGCTAGTGCTGCTGGAAACTTGCTCGGCGGCAACGTCATCACTGGTGGTTATGTTACTGCCACAGGCAACGTGGTAAGTTTGGCCAATGTACGCGGTGCAAACCTTGTGTCTTCAGGATTGGTCATTGCCACAGGCAACATCACTGGCGGCAATATCAACACAGGTGGATTGATTAGTGCTACAGGTAACATCAGCGGTGGCAATTTGATTGGTACCTTGATACTATCTGGATCTTCTAATACTCAAATCATCTACAACGATAATGGTGCGGCACTGGGATCTTCAGGATTGGTATTCAACAAAGTTGGAAACACTTTCACGGTTGGTGGACCAATCAGCACTGCCAACGGTGGCAATATCACAGCTGATGGTGCGATAACAGCTACCGGCAACATTGTGACTAGCACAGGCAATATCTCTGGTGGTAATATTATTACTGGCGGTATAGTTAGTGCTAGCGGTACTATTACAGGCGGCAATATTTCAACAGGTGGCGAACTGTCAGCCAGTGGTAACATTACTGGTCTAAACTTGACAATCACTAACGGTGAAGCCACTGGCTACTTGTCAGCTACAGGTAATGTGTTAGGTGCAAACTTTGTAACAGGCGGATTGATCAGTGCTACTAGTTCAGTCACTGGTGGTAACTTGATCACTGGTGGGAGAGTCAGCGCTACAGGCAACATCACTGGCGGCAACTTGATTAGTAGCACCTTGAGTCTAACAGGTAATGTACTTGGCAATCTTGGTGTAGATGGTTCAGTCACTGCTGCAAGTTTCACTACCACAGGCAACGTAACGGCCACAGGCAACATTTCTGTTGGTAACCTGTCAGTTACTGGTTCTGGCAATATCAATGCACTGACAGTACCAACCACAGCAGTAGTAACAGGAAATATTACTGGTGGCAATTTGATCAGTGGTGGTCTTGCCACAGTCACTGGCAATATTACTGGTGGCAACGTGATTGGTGTTGCATTGATACAAGGTGTGACTGTTAGCGCTACCGGTAATGTAGTTGGCGGCAATGTTAACACAGGTGGATTAGTCAGTGCTACCGGAAATGTTCGAGGCGGCAACATTACCACAGGCGGTCAAGTTAGCGCAACCGGCAACATCACAGGCGGTAACGTGGCAGTTTCAGGGGTCATAAATATCAACGGAGCACTAGCAGCAACGATTAACGATGCAATAGCATTATCGATAGCATTAGGATAAAACGAAATGGCAAATACTTTTACAAGAAAACTGAGTCAAAGCTTAGGAACCACGGCCACAGCCATTGGTGCCTATACTGTGGCTGCAAATACTACCGTGGTAGTTGTGGGACTTACTGTTACCAACAAAACAGGCAGTTCTATCACAGCCAATGTATTCATCAACGATGGAGCGGCAAACACTTTCATCTCATCTAATGCACCAATATCATCAGGCTCTAGCTTGGTAGCAGTTGGTGGCGATCAGAAGCTGGTCTTGATCACAGGTGATAAAGTTTTTGTGCAAAGCAGTGCTGCAAGCTCTGTGGACGCAGTTCTTAGCATTCTGGAAATTACATAATGAGTTATATCGGTCTAAATCCAAATATTCCGCTGTTGAACACTAGTACTCAGTACATTAGTGGCACCGGAAGCGCTTACCAATTTTCGTTGAATCGCAGCGTAGCATCGGCCAGCGACTTGGATGTGCTGATCGGTAGTACTGCTCAACGTCCTGGCATTGACTACGATGCTGAAGGTACTTCTATAATATTTTCGTCTGCACCCCCGTTGGGTTCAAACAATATTACTGTTACCTTTCGAGGTGGTGCACTAAACACACTTGATTTGCAGACCACAGCGTTCCCTGCAGGAACAGTAGGCGCACCGAGCGTATATAGTCTTGCAGCCAACAACACAGGTTTGTATTGGGCAAATGCCACTTCAATGACTGTGGCAGTGGCAGGTGCTGACAAGATCACAATTAACGCCAATGCAGCCAGCAGCAGTAATACCACTGGTGTTTTGGTACTCAACGGTGGTATCGGCATATCAGGCAATATCAACTCTAGCGGATCGTTGGCTATTGGAAGCAACACCGTTAGCTCAAACGTTGCAACAGGTTCGGGAGTTTTCGGCGGCGGTGTAGGTATTGCAGGTAACTTGAATGTTGGACAAAACATCACTTGCGTGGGAGATTTTGTTGTCAACGGAACATTTACCACAACAGGTACTGACAGTTTGGACGTTACTGATCCCTTTATTTTCTTGGCCAATGCCAACCCGGGCGATACCTATGATTCGGGTTTTGTAACCGAATACAACGATGGAGTCACCAGATACTCAGGATTGTTCAGAGACATCACAGACGGCCGCTGGAAGCTGTTTGGCAACTTGACTGCTAAACCTACCACAGTGGTAGATACTGGCAACGTGAGTTTTGTCTTGGAAGATTTTGTCTCTGCAACAGTCAGTGCGTCGGGTAACGTCAATGCGGCATATTTTGTAGGTAATGGTAGTGCTCTAACAGGTATTTCAACAGATACCACACAAATTCTCAATGCCAATTCCAAAGTAATTATTGCTAGCCCTAACGGCAGCATTGTTCAAAACGTAAACGGAACCACAATTGCTACAGTAAGTTCAACTGGTGTAGCTATCACAGGTTTAGCGACTACTACTGGTAACCTCAGTGCCGCAGGCAACGTTATTGCAGCCAACGTTCAAACTGGTGGGTTGATTACTGCTACTGGCAACATTACTAGTGCAGCCAACGTCACCGGCGGAAACATTATCAGCACCGGATTGATTACATCTAGCGGTACAATAACAGGTACTGCAATCTCTGGTACCACAATAAGCGGTTCGGGTAATGTTACTGGTGGTAACATCAACACAGGTGGATTGGTTAGTGCAACTGGCAACATCAATGGCGGTAACGTCAACACTGCATTTGTTTCTGCAACTGGCAACATCAACGGCGGTAACGTCAACACTGCAATTGTTTCTGCAACTGGTGCAATTATTGGCGGTAGTACAATCAGTGGTTCAGGCAATATCACTGGCGGCAACATCAACACAGGTGGATTGGTCAGTGCAACTGGTAATATTATTGGTAACTTTATCCTTGGTAACGGATCTTTACTGTCTGGATTGAGCACTTCTCAATTGACCAACGGTACATCCAACGTTCGAGTCATAGCCAACGGAGATGTAACTGTTCAAAGTGCTGGCACAGCCAACGTATTGGTAGTATCCACTACTGGCCTAGCAGTTACAGGTGTTGTAAGTGCAAGTGGCAACGTTACAGGTGGAAATCTAGTTACCAGCGGTGCTGGTGGAAACATTACTGGTGCCAATGTAATCGCAGCAACTACACTCAGCGCAACTGGAAACGTCAGCGCCACAGGTAACGTCAATGGTGGTAACATTAGCACTGCGGGACTAGTTACTGCAACTGGAAACATTAACGGTGGCAACATCGTCACAGGTGGTTTAATCACCGCAGTTGGAGCAGTCAATGCTGCAAGCCTGGCGCTAACTGGTACAATTACAGGTGCTACAACCATCAGCGCCAGTGGCAATATCACTGGCGGCAATTTAGTAACCAATGGTTTGGTATCAGCAGGCGGTGCAGTCAACGCGACCGGCAACGTCACTGGTGGAAATCTAGTTACTGCAGGACTAGTTTCATCTTCGGGCAACATCACGTCTACTGCTAACGTAGCCGGCGGCAACGTAATTGCTACTGCGGCAGTAATTGGAGCCAGCGTCAGTGCTAGCGGCAACATTACTGCCAACAATGGCTCATTTACCAACATTGTTACATCTGCTAATGCGGCAGCCGATACCAATACCAATCAATTGGCAACTACAGCATATGTTGTTGGACAGGCCAGTGCAGTTACCCCTACCAATATTGGCAGTGCTGCAACTGGAACCAGCTTAAAATATGCCAGGGCAGACCACACTCACACAGGTGTTGGCAATCTTGCCGTCAGCGGAACTGGTATCAGTACCAGCGCAGGCACAGGCAATATCACAGTTACATTGAGCTCAAACACTGCAAACAGTGCCAGTACTGTAGTCTTGCGTGACTCGGCGGGTGACTTTGCTGCTAATACTATTACTGCCACACTGAGTGGTGCTGCTACTAGTGCTACTACAGCTGGCACAGTAACTAATGCTGCACAAGCTAACATTACAAGTGTTGGCACCTTGACAAGTCTGAATGTGACAGGTAATATCAGTGGCGGTAACCTATCAGGCACTAGCATTGTAGGTACATTAACAACCGCAGCACAAACTAATATTACAAGTGTTGGTACTTTGGGTAGTCTGAACGTGACAGGTAATATCAGTGGCGGTAACCTATCAGGTACTAGCATTGTAGGTACTTTAACTACGGCTGCACAAACTAATATTACAAGTGTTGGTACTTTGGGTAGTTTAGCAGTCACTGGTAATACTACATCTGGCAACTTCATTGGAACACTAAACGGTTCTGGTGCTAACGTTACTAGCATCAGTGCTACCAACATTAGTTCAGGTACACTGGCTCAGGCTAGATTAGCAAATGCAAGTATTACTGTTAACGGTACTGCTATTGCTCTTGGAGGTTCTGCTACAGTAACCGCAACAGCAACCAACGCACTAACATTGGGTAGTTACTTAACTGGTACTAGCTATAACGGTAGTTCTGCGGTTACAGCCGCAGTTGACGCTACATCGGCTAACACAGCAAGCAAAGTTGTTGCTCGTGATGCTAGCGGTAACTTTAGTGCTGGTACTATTACTGCAACATTGAGCGGTTCTGCAACATCTGCTACCACAGCTGGCACAGTCACTACCGCAGCTCAAGGTAACATTACCTCGGTTGGTACGCTAACAAGTTTGGCTGTAAGCGGTGCTATTACAGTCAACTCAGGTGCAGCCGCAACAGCCATTGTCAACGGTGCGTCATCGGGTGTTGGTAACATTGGTAGCTCAACTACTACATTTAATACAGTGTTTGCCAAAGCAACCACAGCACAGTATGCTGACTTGGCTGAAATGTATTGCGCTGATGCAGACTATGAGCCAGGTACTGTGCTGGTGTTTGGTGGCAACCAAGAAGTTACTATCGCTGACACAGTCGGTGACACAGCAGTTGCTGGCGTAGTTTCAACAAACCCAGCTCACTTGATGAATTCAACATTGAACTGTGATTGCGCAGTAGCGCTGGCTCTAACTGGTCGAGTACCAACCAAAGTCATTGGTCCAGTTCGAAAAGGACAAATGATGGTGTCAGCAGGCAATGGACATGCAATGGCATGTGCTACTCCTACTATGGGGTCGGTGATCGGCAAGGCACTGGAAGATTTTGCTGGTGAGTCTGGCATAATTGAAGTAGTGGTCGGAAGACTATAAGGAAACAAAATGGCATATTTAGGTAATACTCCTCAGATTGGTCAGTATCGATACATGGATGCTCCGGTGTTTGACGGAAGTACAAGTACTTTTCCTATCACTGTAGGTGGTACATCGTTTTCGCCTCCCACTGCATATGCAATGATGGTGAGTTTGAACAATGTGGTCTTGAACCCAGGAGTGGCGTTTAGTATTTCCGGGTCAAATATCAGCTTTACCACACCGCCAGCCGCACTAACTCCATTCTTTGCAATCATAATGGGGGATACACTATATACTGGAACACCCAGCGATGGCACAGTGACCAACAGTAAAATTGCCAATGGCACTATCGCTTACAACAAGTTTTCAACGACAACTCAAGCAACGTTGACAGCAAATCAAATCATATTTGGAGTTTAAGAAATGGCACGACAAAGAGTTAATAATTATATTTTTGCCCCTAGCACTGCTGGCGTAGGAACTATCAAGATAGCAGGCCGGGTAAATTTACCTGAATTTTTAGCTGTCTACAACACAACAGATGGTATTTGCATCTATAATTTTGGAGACCCAGCACTGGGTGGTGTAGTAACCTACGCCGCTGGCGTTACTGCGGACTTTCCCACAGCCTATGACGGAGTAACTACTCTAACGCTGGACACTGACACTTCATCAATGGATCCAAATGATAAATTGGCTATCTGGGTTGAAAATACAGAAATGATAGTGCAACCATGGAGCTTTGGTCTAGATGCAATTGGTCGTGAACGTGTGAGCAATCCACAGGCCTTGATTGACGCTGACTTTGAATATGGTCTACAAAATACCAAATGGCAAAACTTTAGTACCATCAACAACATTCCGGCATTCTACGAAGACATTGGTGCAGACATTCTTATCAATACCAACGGCTACGCCACCATGTTGGCCGGCGATGATCAGATCACTAGCAACATTGACACCAGTGTTAAACTGCAAAACCAAAGCACTGCACAATGGGTGGCCAACGATTTTGCATTGATAATCAGCCAAACACAAGGTAACGTGACACCTTTTGTAAGTACTAGACTCACAGCCAACGTCAACAGTTCTGCTGAACGCACATTCACAGTGGCCAGCACATCTGGCATGAGCGCAGGTGACAATATTATCATTATTGGAAATCCAGGCACAGGTGGTACTACTACTGCTGTAGCAAATATCACCAGCGTTGGAACAACCACAGTCAACTGCGCCAACGTGGCAGCAGCTGGTATTGCAGATGGCAGCTATATCATTGTTGAAACTGACTCAGCAGGTGTTTACGAAGTAATGTCAGTTACCAACGTTTCAACTAATGCTCTTACAGTTGTAAGACAGTCAAACCAATCCAACGGTGGATCAGCAAACATCACCATTGGCAACGATGTTTTTGCAGTCAATAACATTGAAATTGCAAGAGTCTACGAAGTTACAGATGGTACTACACTGCAACTCACTCGCGGTTGGTACAACACATCACCAGCAAACAGTTTTGTGTCTGGCACAGTGATGCAGAGACTCAGCAGCAACGTTGAGTTAGTTAACATGAGTGCAGTAAGCACAGCAGTCAACGGAACTCAAACCATTGCACGTGGGCAATTCAATACTACTGCATTGTCAGCAGCCGGTGTTGGATCTCCTGTGATCCGTATGACTGGTATCTATGACGCTACTGGCAACACCAACATTCCTCAAATTGCAGTCAATGCTGATGCACACGGCTTAACTGCTGGAGAATATGTGAGCAACCAAAACCAAGCCAGCAGCAATGCCGAAGGTGTAAGCTATGTTTACTATGCCAACGACAACAACTTTGCATACTATCCACGTAGACTACCAAATCTTGCACCAGGGTATCCATTGAACCAATACGACAGTGTGGTACGACAGGCGTTCCCTTACACTGGTGCAGATCTTGACATTGTGAGCATTGTGAGTGATGGGTTGACTCCTAGCACTATCACAGTAACTACCACTTATGCTCACGGCCTGGTCCCAGGAACACCAATTTTGGTTGCTTTGAGTTCAGGCACCAATGCTGCTTATGCAACTGGCAGTTTCTTTGTTACTGCTGTTCCTAGTACTACTACATTTACCTACACTGCCAAAGCAGGTGCCGCAGTAAGCGGAACCATTGCTGGTGCTATCAACGTGCGTAGCAACGCAGCATTCTTGCCAAGACCGTTCGACGGCGGTGTTGTACTGGCAGCAGGTACGCCCACTAGAGGTGCTGCCGCTGTTCGACAAACCAAGAAATACTTCCGTTATCAGTCTGGTAAAGGTATCTTGTTCACATCTGGTACCATGCTCAAGCCAACGTTTGACATTGCAGCTTTGACTGCAAGTGGTACAGTGGTTGGTAGCAACATTACTGTTACTACAGATCTTGAGCACGGTCTAAACGCTGGAGCCACAATCACTATCAGCGGAGTTACCACTTCTGGCTACAACGATACAGATTATACAGTGACCAGCATCGGCAGCGACACCAGTTTTGTAGTTGAAGCTCAAAACTCGCTGGGCAGTGTTGCACCTGAACTGGGACAACAACCTCGAGTTAGTATTACACAATGGCACGGCGCCAGTGTGCGTGCTGGTATCTTTGATGATCAAAACGGATTGTTCTGGGAACACAACGGACAGACACTCAACGCAGTTCAGCGATCAAGTACTCAACAACTGGCCGGACTAGTTTCGGTAGGTGTGGGATCCAACTTGGTCACCGGTGATGGCACATGCCGTTTCCAAGAGCAACTCAACAACGGCGACACTGTGGTGATTCAAGGTATGACACACAGTGTAACATCTGTGTTGGACAACAACAGAATGACTGTGGTGCCTACATTCCGCGGCGTCGAAAATGAGACCAGAGTCAAAATGTCGTTGCGTCAAGAAATTCGTGTGGTTCAAGCTGATTTCAATATTGATCCATTGGACGGAACTGGTCCCAGTGCTTTTACTATTGATGCTAACAAAATGCAGATGTTGGGAGTAGAATACTCATGGTATGGTGCTGGTTATGTACAGTGGTTGGTTAGAGCACAAGGTGGTGAATTTGTTCCAGCACACCGTCGCCCCAACAACAACTTGAACAACGAAGCTTACATGCGTTCAGGTAACTTGCCTGGACGTTACGAAGCTATCAATGAAACGCCAGTTAGCAGCTTGGATGGTGCTGTCAATGACAGTGA